TTCACGATCATCAAGACAGCTGACGCTACGTTCACGGTTCTGGCTTCACAAACGCAGTTTGCGTAATTAGGAGGAAACATGTCTTATAAGATTGTAGTAGATGTTCGCCCTGGAACCAGTACTCCATCTGAGAGTCACGAAAAAGTAACGACAACAGTGTTTACAGGATCACATCAAGAATGCACTGATAGGCTCCCCGGCATACAAGCGGGATGGCCTCTTTCGTATTCTGACGAATCAGTAACAATAAAACAGGTGGTGTGATATGCCTTTTCTAGCAAGTTTTGGGGGCGGTTCGGCCCGTGGATTTAACCCCGGCAGTAGTGGTTTTGACTGGGGCCAGTTTTCGACAGGTGACGAATACCAAGGCGGTTATATACGAGTTATTGACTCCACCACGTTACAGTGGTGGTTTTACCCGACGCAACGGACCAACGGCCAAACCAATGCGGGGGGCAGTTTAGAAAGTACAGTGACCCTAGAAGGCGCGGCTAGCGTAAGATTTTTTGTTTTTGGCGGCGGCGGCGGCGGCTCGGGGACAAACGGAAGCGGCGGCGGCGGCGGCGGTTTTGCAAGCTCAGTGTCGGCTACGACTCTTAGCGCGGGGCAGGTGATTTCTTATCAGGGCGGCGGAGCGGGGCTGGGTGGCGTGTGTCAAGACGTGACCGGGCTAAGTAATTTAAGTTATTTAGGGTCTATGGTGACGGCCACGGCAAACTTCTCAACTTCTGGTCTTGAATCGTATGTGTTCCTTGGAACAAGTAGTGATAGTACTTCGTTTTATTTGCGAGCTCTGGGTGGCACCACTAAGCATACAGTTAATCCAACTCAATATAGTGACTGCGGGCAGGGCGGCTCGGGAATAGTCCAAACTAACACACTTGGTTTGTCTACTAACGTTGGTAGTGGCGGTGATGGCGGCTCTCGTAGTTTGCGTGGGGGAAGCGGGGTTGGCGGTGGCGGTGGCGGCGGAAACTCTAACGGTGGCAGCGGCTTAGACACAGGAGGCGCTTCCACTAAAGCAGGCGGCGGTGGCGGCGGAAACGGTCACGACGCCACCCCGTCTTCCAGCCAAAACGGCGGCGGAAACGGTGGGACATACGGATTCGATGGCGGTATGGGTGGTGACTCGAACGCGCCGATTGCCTATGGTTTTCAAGGGGATGGCCTAAAGACAGAGGTATCTAGTTCTTTCCCGGTAGGTGGTGGATACGCCTATCAACTTAGCGACAACACTGGATGGGGCGCGACCGTATTAGGAAGAGGCTCGGCTGGCGGTGGGGGTTTCCCTGGTGGCGGCGGCGGCTCTTCTTATTTCGGTGGCAGCAATGGTAACTTTGGTGTTGGAGGTGACGGTGCCTCTGGAGCCGTAATGTTACAAATAGGCTTCTAACTGTGAATCGGAGATAAAAAGTGCCCCTAACTAAGCTCCAGTTTAAACCAGGGATTAACAAGGAAACAACTTCGTATTCCAACGAAGGCGGCTGGTTTGACATGGACAAAGTTAGGTTCCGGTTTGGATATCCGGAGAAGATCGGCGGCTGGGTTAAGGACTCATTTAACTCGTTTCTTGGTTCTGCTCGTGCGCTGCACCCTTGGGTGACTCTGGACTTGGATCAGTACTTAGGTGTGGGAACCGCGTTTAAGTACTACATCAACCAAGGTGGTGCGTACTATGACGTAACTCCTATCCGCTCGACTACTGCGGCAGGAGACGTTACGTTTACGGCTGTTGACGGATCGAACGAAATACAAGTCACAGATTCCAGCCACGGCGCGGTGGAAAACGATTTCGTTACGTTCACTGATGCAGTGTCTTTAGGCGGCAATATCACCGCTGCGATCTTAAACCAAGAGTACCAAGTCAACACGATTGTGGACTCTAACAACTATATCGTACTTGCAAGAGAAGTCGCTTCGGTAACCGACATCACCGTTGACGGGGTGTACACTCCCACAACGATAAACGCCAACTCCTCGGATTCTGGTAACGGCGGTTCCGCAACTGTCGGCACATACCAAATCAACGTGGGCCTAAACACTACCGTTCTTGGTAACGGTTGGGGCGCAGGCACATGGAGCCGAGATGCTTGGGGCTCCGCCGCGCAACTTACTGTTGTAACAGATACTTTACGGGTCTGGTCTCACGATAACTTCGGTGAAGACTTGATTATGAATGTTCGAGACGGCGGGATCTACTACTGGGATGCTTCGTTGAGCGATCCTTTGACGCAGCCCGCTGTTGAACTAAGCTCGTTAGCTAACGCCAACACCACGCCCACAGTGGCGAAACAAGTTATGGTTTCGGATCAAAACCGGCACATTATTGCGTTTGGTTGTGACGGCCAAGACACACCCGGTGTGCAGGATCCACTGCTGATTCGGTTCTCGGACCAAGAATCTTTGATAACGTGGAACGCTACGGCGACCAACACGGCTGGGGACTTGCGCCTCGGCTCTGGGTCCGAGATTATTACTGCCGTTGAGACTCGTCAGGAAATCTTGGTTTTCACAGACCGTAGCTTGTACACCATGCAGTTCCTCGGTGCTCCGTTTACCTTTGGTTTGAACTCGGTGTCTGAGAACATCACGATTCGAGGTCCGTTGGCCGTTACTGCGGTAGAAGACAACGTGTTCTGGATGGGTAAGCGGGAGTTCTACGCTTACGGTGGTACAGTTCAACGGATTGCCTGTACTGTTTTAGACTATGTTTTCAACGACTTTAACGAAGCGCAGGCGGAGAAAGTAACGGCTGGCGTGAACAGCTTGTTTGCAGAGGTGTGGTGGTTTTATCCCTCCGCCAACAGCGATGAGAATGACCGCTACGTTGTGTACAACTACCAGCAACAAGTTTGGTACTACGGGAACTTGGACCGCTCGGCTTGGCTTGACCAAGGTGTGCGTGAGTTCCCATTGGCTACGGGCCCTGGCAACTACCTGTATCGTCACGAGAACGGGTTTGACAACGGCGAAACAGAGCCTGCTGCTCCAATCACTGCGCATGTGGAATCCAGCCAGATGGACATCGGCGACGGAGATGACTTCGCGTTTATCAGCCGGATCATTCCGGACCTGACGTTCCGCAACTCTACGGCAGAAACCCCAGCAGCAACTATCACTCTGAAAGCAAGGAACTTCCCAGGTGGAACGTACCTTCAAGAGTCAGACACCTCGGTCACTAAGACTGCGACAGTCCCTGTCGAGCAGTTTACACAAGACGCCCACGTCCGTTTACGGGGGCGCAGCTTTGCATTCCGGATTGAGTCTGATGCGCCAGGAGTAACGTGGCGATTGGGGTCTCCACGGTTGGATGTCCGTACTGACGGGAGACGCTAATGTCTCGTAACCTAGCCCATCCGTTTTTCGCACTTCCTCCAGCGGAGTACGATCAAAGGTACTTTGCGGAACTCGTAAGATCGTTTACAGTATACATAGCACAACAGCAAAATCCAGGCGAAGGCCGTAATACAAACTTGGTTCTAACCGCGCTGCAGACAGATGACTCCGGACTTGAAACTGGGGCATTGTTTCAGCAGCAGGGATTTGTTAAGATAGTTTTAATCAACACACCTCACGTCCGCGGATCTTCTGGGACAGGCGAGGTCGGTTTAGTTACGGTGGTTACAACATGACAGATACAATCATTACAACTATCGACGGGAAGCAGTGGCGACCTGCGACGAGTTCTGACACAGTACACTGTATTCACTGTGAAAACGCAGTTGATACACCAGAGGAAATCGCAAGCTACCCTGACGGTAACTGCCCTGATTGCTCTAAACCTTGGACAGGTTCCGAGAACCGAAGCACAAGTATCATGGTAACTGCCCCAGAGGCTATTTCGGGAGAAACGTAATGGCTAAAGAATCCGAAGCAAACACTAATAAGAGCGATCTGTTCTCCTCGATTGGTGCCCTTGTTGGCATGGTTGCTGGCGGTCCAGGGGGCGCGGCTATTGGCGGCGGACTTGGTTCGTTGCTGGGAGGCGGAGATGTCGAAAGCGCGGTGCAGTCTGGTATCGGTAGTTTTCTTAGCGCAGGTTTAGGCGGCAAAGCTGGCATGGCGTTGAACGCTTTGAACATGTTTGGCGGTGGCGACGGTAACGGCGGTGCTGGTAGTTTCCAGAACCAAGGCGCAAACGTCATGAACCTACTATCTGGTCAGCAAGGCCAGCAGATGGCAGCTAAACAGGCTATGCTTGGCGGGTTTCAAGGCGGACCAACAGGCGCACTTCGTGGTATTATGCAGGCGGCAGGAATAGAAGACGCGCAAGGACGGACAGACCCGATTCTCGGTGCCTTGCTGCAGCAGACTATTTTTGAGCAGCGTCGTCCTCAATTCGATAAACTTATGACTGAGGGAGAATTGTTTAGCCAGAAGACGGGTGAACGAACAAACTATCGTGGAACCGCGGCTCCCGGTACTCCGGTTGTAAGCTACCGTCCTAAGATGATGAACATGGGCGGTTACATCGAAGGCCCTGGAACAGGTAAGAGCGATTCTATCCCAGCTACGATCTATCAAAACGGGGGCCCGGTTCAAGAAGCTCGGCTCTCGGACGGTGAGTTTGTCATGACGGCGGACGCTGTTCGTGGTGCAGGGGGCGGCAACCGCAACGCGGGTGCAGCGAAGATGTACCAGATGATGAATCAGTTTGAGAGGATGGCATAACCATGGCAGAGGAAATCATCCAAAAGCAGCAGACGCTTCTTCCTGATTATCAGGAAAAGTTTCTCAAAGACCTTCTAGCCAACATTTACCAAACCGACGAAGAGTCGGGCACGATCACTGGGATCGCGGCCCAAAGTCCTTTGTACGGCCAGCCTGTCTACCAGATGGAAGATGGGTCTACTACCTTGGACCCAACGCAGGCGGCGGTGGATCCCGATGGCAATCCGGTACAGTTCTACGAAACTGAGAGCGGTGAATTTACGACTGATGCAAGCCAAGCGATGGTGGACCAGTACGGTACTCCTGTGTTTGCGGTTGAGGGCGGTGTTGCTGCCCCTGATGTGATTGGGTTTACCGATCCTCAGATCGAGGCCATCATGCGCCTTACTGGCGGAACGGATCCTGTAACGGGTGAGCAGTACGAATCCATGATGGGGGCATACAAGCCCTACCTTGATTCGGCTCTTGAGACGTTTGAGACGGGTGTCACTGCTGCGGAAGACAGCATGGGTCGTTACGATCCACGCGGTCAGATTGTATACGATACAGATCCAACTACTGGAGAACGCACTCCTCGTCTGGATGCTACTGGGGAACCTATTCGCGAGGGCGGGTACAAAGATTTCTACGATCCGTTTGTCGAAGATGTAATCGACGCATCGAAAGTAGACTTTCGCGAAGCACTGGAAGTCGAACGTAACCGTTTGGGCCAAGAAGCTGGTGGCTTGGGTGCCTTTGGTCGGCGTCGTGATGTCTTGGAAGGAACTGCTGTTGGTGAGGCCGCAGCGGAAGAAGCCAAGCTCGGGGCGCAGTTGCGTTCTGCCGCCTACACTGGCGCACAAAAGCAGGCCCAGTCGGCATTTGAGAACCAACAGGCACGCGGTCAAACTGCGGGTCAGTTGTTCCAGGGCCTTGGCACTGGGATCGGGGCTCTTGGAGAAGCCACGCAAGCAGCGGGTTTCAGAGACGTGAACACCCTGTTTAACACAGGTGCTCTTGAGCAGAAGCAACTGCAGGCGGAGTACGACGTGCAGCGGGCGGGCCAGCTAGAAGAAGCATACGAACCGTTTGCTCGATTCTCCTACATGCGAGACATTCTCTCTGGTGTACCTTCAAGTGGCACGTCTTTGTCGGCTGCTGCAACTCCACAGGCCAGCTTCTTAGGCGGGGCTTTATCGACGGCGAACACGATCATGGGCGCTCAAGGTGGGTCTAATCCTATCTTAGGTGGCTTGGGATCTATTAAAAATGTGAGTGGATAACGACATGATGCAAGGTGGGATCAACAACGCAGCGTTATTTGGAGCGTCTCAACGTGAGGCCCGCAGTAAGCTGGATCAGATGGCAGGGATTAAACGCCCGAGCGGTATTTTGGCTTCGTCTCCAGAGTTGATGCAGGCAGCGATGCCTGCTCCTATGCCCGCGGCCCCTCCTGCACCAATGGCTCCTATGGCACAGCCACCTATGCCTAACATGCCCATGAATACTACGGTCGCGCCCATGGCTCCTCGGCCCTTGAATCCAATGGCTGCACCCGCGGCCCCTGCTGCGGCACCCGCACAACCTGCTGTTAAACTTAACGAAGGTGGCTTTCTTTCAAGAGCAGCAGATGCGATAAACGCGATTCCGGGTAAGATGGCCGAAGCTGGAATGTTCCGCAACTTGCCGGAAGCTCCTAAAGTAGATATAACAGACCCCATTTTGGTGTTCCTTGAAAAGCTCGACAAGAACACAGGCGGAGCGGTTATAGAGACGTTCGGCTCTCTTGAACAAGCCGCTAAAGTCGGGCAAGGCAAGGCCGCGATAATTGGTAAAGCGGCAAACGCTACGGACGATCCCGCTAAAATTGCTAACGCAGCCATGATCGCTGCAGACGAAGAGCCAACCGATGCAGCCAAACAGGATTTTGCTGAGAACGTGTTCGGCATGGAAGATGTCAATGACATCGACGAGATCAACCGCCGGATTGCTAACGTAGCCATCGGCTCTTCTGTGGGTAAAGGCCCAGACAAGTTTGCGGAAGCGGTGTTGTTTGGTTTACAGACCGTTAAGCAGACAGCCTCGGCTCGTGCTGCTGCCGCAGCGGGCGGAAAGAGCAGCGGGTTTGAGCCTCTGCCTAGATATGCAGAAGCTCTTCCGGACATGGTAAAAACAATCATGACAAACCAGCCTGGCATAACGGCGCAAGAAGCTGCACAACAAGCGGCCTTGGTCCTTGATCCTTTGTACAACAATGCTGCTGGTGCTTCTTCGGGCACAGGAGCTTCTGTTGCTGGCGATGAAAAACGAATAACTATGTACGATCCAACAGGAAAACCATTCTACTCTACTGACGGCACTAACTTTGTGGACGCAGATGGGAAACCATACGTTCCACCAACTCAGGAGTAAGACATGGCTGAGACACCGCGTGGACTTTCACCTACTCCACCCCCAGGGTTAAGTGCTACACCTCCAGGGTTAAGTGCTACACCTCCTGCTGGCTTACGAATGACTCCTCCAGATGATACTCGTCTTGTCTCATTAAGAGGTTTAGACGACCGTGGAAAGACGTTAATCCCAGACACGGGCATTACCCCTGTTGATTTCATTACCGAAAAAGCTGGGCAACTTGGTTATGCAGTAGCAGATAACATCATTGGTTTTGACGACGGTGTTGATACGTTCGGAGAACGTCTTGGAGAAGGCGTGGGTAACGTAGCTCTAGGCGTGGGCTCTGGTGCTACTAAGGCTGTTGAAGGTGCGCTTACAACCGTGGCTCTTGTACCCGACATTGTCATGGGAACAGAGTACGGTGATGCAATTACCGAAGGTGCGGAATCTTTCCGAGACGCTTTAAATATAAAACCGGAAGGAATTTTAGGTAAAGGCGCGGAAGTCGTTACGCAGTTTGTTGTACCTGGAGGTCTTGCGGCTAAAGCCGTTAGCGTTGCATCTAAAGCTAACCGTTTAAAAGCTGGACTGCAGAATGTTCCGTTATCCGGCAAAGAACGGTTTGGCTTGGCGACAAAAGAATTAATAGCCGCTGGGTTAGTGGATGGGTTTGTTTCCGATGACAGCATGACTACTCTTGCCGACTGGGCAGAGATGGGCCCGACTCAAACCTCGGATCTAATCGGATTAAGTGGTAGAGAAAAAGCTATTGCTCGATTTAGCAATAAGTTAAAGATTGCAGGAGAAGGGGCTCTTCTTGGGGGCGTGGCTCAAGGCGCTTTGATGGGCGCAGGGAAAACTGTGGGAGGCGCAATCAAATCTCCAATAGGGCAGATGGGTGCCAAAGCAATAAAAGAAAAACTGGATAGAACTGCAGCAAACGTAGACAATTTGTTGTACCAAAGGATGATGGCCCCTGATGAGTTGACCACTTTGCAACGGTTTAAAGCTGATGCAATCGCGGCAGCAACACCCAAAGGATACTTGCCGGAAGCTGCTTCGGAATCTCGCTTTGCAATTGACGCGCAAACAAATGCTGCAAACAAAAAAGTTTCTTTTTTGCAGAAGAAGTACGACACGGAATTAGACAAATTGTTCAAGGACCTCCCTCCAGCGGAGGTTGACGGAAACTTGGCTCGTCTTGAAGTGTTAAATCGCAGCAACGCATACCTTACGGAAGCGGATGAAGCAGTTAAAGCTAGACTTTTGAAGCAACTTCCGAGCACTCTTCGTCCAAGTCTCAAAAAATATAGACAGCTTATCGACGACGGCTCGGCAAAACTTAACGAAAGCAACTTCCTTCGCAACAATGACATTACGACTAAAGACGGTCGTTCTCTCCGAGACATTATTAATGATAGCGACGGAAGCTACATGCGGCGGTCCTACCGGATCCATGAGGATGCGAACTATGTTCCGACTCAAGAATCTATAGAGGCTGCGGACGCTTTCTATGTTGCAAATAGAAGTGCCACAGAAAAAGAACTTACCGACTTGGCTCGTAGAGATGTCAACAAAACCATGCTGACAGACGATTTTGTAAAAAAGAACGGTCTAGAAATAGAAAACACAGCCGAAGGTCCCGTGGTAAAACTCGGGGCAAAAGTTACTGGGGAGGTAGCTAAGAAAGCTCGGGAGTCTTTCCTCACAAAGAACTCTCTCAAGGGCCGTCAAGCATTTAAAGGTGGGCGGATCGCTAGAGACAGGCTAGACACTGGCATGCTTGTTTCCAGGGAGCAAATCCCTCAAACGCTCCGAGCGTTGATGGGAGAGACAGGAACCAAGGTCGTCAAGACAGATCAAGGTTACAAAGTATTTACTGACTTTAGAGAAGCCGCCTTGCGAACTGTATCTGACTTGGCGCAGTTCACCGCAGTTGACGATTTCTTTGGTAACCTATCGCGTTTGGCAGGTAGTAAGACGGGCTTGTTGAAAGATGTAATTATTAAAGGTGAAGGACTTAGCCCTGCGCAAAGAGGTGAACTGATTAACCGTGGGTATGTTCGTCTCGGTGGAGATGCAACAGACTATGGCGAGTTGAGCACTCCTACTGCAGCGCGGAAAGGAACATCGAAACCCTCCGAAGAAGAAGTTTTGTTGGGGACTTCAGGGTGGGGATCTTTGAACGATCACTATGTGCCTCGTCCTATTTACAACAACCTAACTAACCACATAGTTGGAGAAGAAGATACTGGAACTCAGCTGCTGCGAAGCACTTGGAACTGGATGCTCCGCGCAAAAGGTGTGTCTCAGTACAGTAAAACTATTCTGTCCCCAGTCACACAGGTCAGGAACTTTGTTACGGCTGCAGCCTTTGCCTTGGCTAACGGAAACATTCCTGTTGTTGGTCGAGGGGGAAGCCTCAAGGACTCTATGAAACTCGTCTATGGAAATCTAGTTACCAAAGGTGACGATGATTTTATGGCCGAGCTAATGGATGCTCAACAACGAGGTATGTTGGGAACCAACGCAGAGCTTCGCGAGATACAGGACTCTTTGCGCAAAGGCGTAGGGTTAACGGCCCGCGGACCTGAAAGTGGTATTGAAGCTCTGATAGCAGGTAGCCCGACAAGGGAAAAATTTGCCAAAGCGGCGGGTGGATTTTTTAAACCGTTGGAAGATTTCTACCAAAGCTCTGATGATTTCTGGAAACATTTTAACTACACTGCCGAGCAAGCACATATCCGTAAGGCGTTGGAGGGGGCAAGCTATCCTCAACAGGTGGCTTATCTCACTAAAAACGGGGAGGACATGTCCGAAGCCACTCGCATAGCTCTGGCTAACGATACCAGTGGTAACTTGCCTGGGCTTATTGATGAGATGGTCAAGCACCGCGCGGCACAGATCGTTCGCGATACCGTTCCTAACTACAACAAAGGTGCTACAGAACTTGTGAGACTGGGTCGTCGTCTGCCTCTTGGAAACTTTATCACGTTTCCTGCGGAAATATATCGTACTGGTTTCAACATTGTTAAACAGAGTTTGGATGACATGGCGTCAGACATCCCTGCCGTTAAGAACCGAGGCCGCAATCGTATGATTGGGTTCTTGGGGACTACTGTCGGTGGACCAATCGCGGTTACAGAAATGGGTTACGCTCTGTCAGGTGTAAAACCAGAAGAGATGGAAGCGTATCAACGCTCCTTCGCCGCGCCTTGGGAAAAAGGTGCCGTGCTCATACCTCTTGGTAAGAAAGACGGGAAGATTCAGTACTTGAACTACAGTACCTCTAATCCATACGACGGTCTGTATCGTTTTGCTGTTCGTGCAATGAACGAGTTTGAGGGCGCAGTGAAAGAGGGCAAAGGCCCTGGATCCACGTTCACCAACTCTATCGGCGCGGCGGTTGGGGAAATCTTCGAACCGTTTTTATCAGAAGCTATGTTGACTGAAGCGGTGACAGACGTTGTGTTCCGCGGTGGCCGCACAGCAACAGGGGCAGAGGTGTATAACCCTGAAGATAACGGTGGTACTAAAGGGTACAAGATGATTACTCACGTCTTGAACACGATGGTTCCAAGTGTTTCCCCGATAGATTTGAATGGAGAGCCCGGAAGATTTATTCGAGGCACGATTGGTAACATTGCTCCAGGTATTGTGGACCCCAAAGATAAGCTCGGAAGAGAGCGAAACCTCACGACAGAAGTTATTCGTGCGTTCACATCCCTAACACCTCAAGAGTTTGATCCAGCTAAAGGTCTTGAGTTTGGTGCATACCGACTAGGTCAGGCTCAGACGAACGCCAAGCGTATGTTTAACCAAGTAACTGATGATGCCAACGCAACCAGCGGTTCCTTAAAACGTGCGTTCCAACGTGCCAACAATGCCAAGCTAAAGGTGGATCGCGAGTACTTCCAGTTGATCGAAGACCTCGAGTCTATGGGTATGACCCAGCGGGAGATCATGACTGTCATGAAGAAGAACAACATCGGCGGGTACAAAAATATTGTCCGCGGTGAGTTTCAGCCCTTCCAACTTACTAAGAAGAACGTCCAAGAGATGCGTGATGCAGGAATCTTGGATCGTTACCCACGGAATGAGATCCGTCAGATACAGGAAGAAATGCGGGGCACTTCGTTGAAACCTGATGACGAGTTGTTTATCGACACTGCACCTCAGAGTGGGGTTCCCGCAGGGTTATCCCCCAACCCGCCCGCAGGTTTGTCTCCTAACCCGCCCGCAGGTTTGTCTCCTACACCGCCCGCAGGTTTGTCTCCTACACCTCCACAGCGCCAAGGCAGCTTACCGCAGCCAACCTTTCCGGTGACCACGGCTCGTGCTCCTGGGCCCGTGAACCCCGCCTTGTTGGGCGGGACTCCAGCGGAACGTGCGGCTAACGCTTTTTTGGTTGACCGTTCCTAGTGTCAATTGCACGGTAGACGAAGTCTCCTCCGGTAACTGCTACATGCAGCCCGTTTCCGCCAAGGAGTTTAATAAGCTCGTCTGATTCTTCCTCAACCTCGGCTAGGATCTCGGGGTCCCCGAGGGATGCCGCAAGGTTTATGCAGGTAGCCATGTAGTTCACGACAGCATCGATCTGCATCTGGTGCATCTGCTTAAAGCCAACAGTCTTAAAGTCTTCAATGTGCATCATTCTATTTCTCCCCAATCATCTTTGATATCAACGTCGATTTTGGAGGGTATCGAGAGTTCAATACCTGTCTCCATAATTTCCTGAATCCGAGCGGTCTGCTCTTCACTCTCTATGTTAAAGCATAACTCGTCATGCACCGTCAGCATAGGGGTGTACCCCTCGTTGTAGCAATCAAGCATAGCTTTCTTAGTTTGGTCCGCCGCCGATCCTTGGATCAACTTGTTCAGAGCTTTGTATGTGAACGCACGGCGTATGCCTCTACCACCAGGACCCCCGTACTCCTTCATAGCCTCGTCGTAGGGCAGGGGTTTGCCTGCTCCGAAGGTGACAGGCTCCCAGAGATGAAAGCGGCTCTTACGGCCCATCAGAGTGCGTATCTGACCGTTCTTATCCCCCTGCTTAGAGGCGAGGTCCGCCAGTCCTTTCACGAAAGGTACTTTGGTGTGGTGTCTCTCGATCAAATCCTTGGCGTCACCCTTTGAAATACCCAGCTGATCCGCAAGTTTCGCCACGCCCATGCCGTACATGATGCCGAGGTTAACCGTCTTGGCTTGCTTCCGGGTGATGTTCGCTAGGTCTGCCACCATCTGGTGCAGGTCAACGTCACCGTTATTGAACTCATCTACGATCTGATCGACAACAGGATGCCGAATCGTGGATGGAACCATAGACGCAAAGTGTACCAGTAACCTCGGCTCTTGGCTTGAGTAGTCGAACGATCCCCACTTGGCTCCCTCTTCTGGTATGAACAGGCCACGAATTAAACGCTTGATGTCAGGGTCCCGTGCAGGAATCTGCTGGAGATTGGGGTTGGACGAAGAGAATCTGCCCGTTACCGTACCGCCCTGATCCCTACGGGTAGAGTGCAGTTCAGTGTGGATACGCCCATTGGTCTCGTGCCGCAGGATGCTGTCGATAAACGTGCTGTCAGCTTTGTCAAACTCCCGCAGCTTAACCAGAACCTGGGCGATCTTCTCTTTGGATTCGTTAAGAAACGACTTGGTGAACGAAGGCGCACCCTTATCGGTCCTCGGGTACTCCATGTCCAGCTTGTCGAACATCTTTTGAATGGATGCAGACGCCCAGATGTCCACCTCCATACCAGCTTCTTTCTCCAGTAATCCGCGGAGGTACTTGCTTTGCTCACGAAGAGCCTTCTTGTTACGATCTGCTTTCTCGAGGTCTACTCGCACACCCTTGGTACGCATGTCCAACATGCAAGGGATCAAGCCGATCTCAAGGTTCCACACGTCCCACAGTTCTTCGTTGTCGAGGTGAACTTTCAACGCCCGCCACAGTGCCAGCGTAGCAACCGCGTCCATCTCAGCATACCCACCAACAAACTTAGGGGGCAGCTTGTACATCTCTGACTTGGGGTTTAGCCCACGTTCAAGAGCCGCAGCCTTGAGCAGCTTCTCGTCCTTGCGGATTCCAGCATAGTCACGGGCCAACGAATCAAGGCTAAAGGTCCAACGGTTCTCGTCAACCAACGCACCTGTCACCATTGTATCGATGATCCGGCCTTTGATCTCCACGCCCTCGGCCCGCAGCCAGCCCGCATCGTAGGTGGCGTTGTGCATAATCACGTCCATCTCTGGCACAGACAGCTGCTTCTTCAGCCACTTCATCGTGATCCGCGGATCTAGGTTGTGTCCGTTCTCGTGCCGGATGGGGAAGTAGCCCTTGTACTCTCCCGCAGCGACAGCAATGCCGATGATGTGCCCATCGTTTCGGGCCCACCCTGGGCCAAGAGTTACAAGATTCGGGTCCTTAGTTTCCAGATCGACGGCGACTTCTTTGTATCCGGTGAGATCTGGGTACTCAGTCGGGATGTTCCAATCGACCTCGATGATATCCATCTCGCCTTTGATCTGGTAGTTGAGGTCGCTGTGCTCACCGCCATCCTCTGAGAAAAGATTCTGCTGTGACATTAGGTGTCCTTCTTCAAGAATACATCCAGACGCTTCTGTATTTCCGACTCACGATCCGAGAACTCTGAACCCAAGGCGCTGTAACCACACTTGTCGATCCACGAATCTGCCTTGTCGAGATCGTTGAGCAGCCTCGCAGTCTTCAACCAATCCATCATTAGAGCAACGTGCCGCTCGGTCACATAACCGTGGGTTACCATGGCCTCTTTAATGATCGCGTTCCAACCCGTGGCAATGCGGGAGAAATTCTCAAACGCATCCCCGTAGTCCTTGGCCCTTGATCCATTGATCAGTTCCTTGGCGGTGTCTAATACTTCATCACGTTTCATATTCAAAATCCTCGGGAGTAAGCTCGTATAAACCTAAAGCGTCTTGCAGCGCACTTGTACGGCGTCTGGTTCTAAAAAACCCTGCATGTTCTGGGTTATGT